CGACAACACCGGCCGGCTTGGCTTGGCTGGCCCCGCCCTCGGTCACCTCGCTTGGGTCAGTGTCCGTGATGATGTTGTACTCATCCAGCATCGCCAGTTCGGCCTGACGCATCACCAAGGTGTCGTCGAGGTCGCCGCCCTGCTCTGCGATCACCTGGCCCAAGGTCTTAAAGCCGCAGCGAACTGCGGTCTTATAGGCCTCAACCTCTTTCTGAGGATCAACCCATTCCCAGCTGCGAGCCACCCAGCGGCTAGAGCGGTAGCGGTCTGGGTTGCTGTCATACCCAGGCAGATTCAGAGCACCGCTCAGAACAGCCATGTCCAGCCATTGGTCAAAAACGATCTGGTGGAAGTTTTCGACCATGAACCGCTGCAGCACCCGGTAGGTGTCGCGCTCTTCAAGCAGGCTCAGCCGGCTGCTGCTGTAGTTGCTCTCAGAAAAATTCTTGCTCAGGCTTTCAAAAGAAACGCCCAAGCCAGCAGCAGCTGCGCGCAGCATTGACCGCGTGAACGGTTCCAGCTGGCCGTCAGGGGCATTCAGATCCGGCACCGTCACGCTCTGGCCAGGGTCCAGATAGGCGAACTTGCCAGGAGAAAAGTCCTGCACTCGGTCGCCTTGGTAGACCTCATCGCCGATCAGCTCACCCTCGGGTGACGTAATGAAACCCATCAGCGCGCTGCTAGCGCGTGCACGGACCAGCTCGGCCTCCTCATAGCCCTGCAGCATGTGCAGGCGCATCAGCGCCGATGAGAACCACGTCACGCCGCGCGTCTGCCCCGGACGCTCAGGCATAAACAGGTGGATCACCTCATTCGCAGGCACCCGGATGCGCTTGGCATTGGTCCGAGGGTTGCCGGCGTAGGTGTCCCCAGGGTGGTTGGCATAGAAGTGATAGGCCTGCGGGCGCAGGTAGCTATCCACCTCAATACCCATCCGCACCATGTTGCCGGTGCCGGCCTGGGGCACGTCGTCGTCGATCAGATAGTCAGGCTCAAGCACCTGCAGCGCAAACGGCACCCGGCTATCGCCAAAAGGCCGTTTGATTATCCGAATAAACACCTCGCCAGATTCCGCCAGCGAACGGATCAGCATCCGCTCGATCTGATGGAAGCTCAGCAATCCGCTCACATCGCAGCGGTTTTTATGGCCCCACGCCTCCCACGCCTCGTGGATCTGGGCGTTCACCATGTCGTCCAGGCGCCCACCGCGGAGCATCCGAACCTGGCCCTGGTGGCGGATACCGTGGCCCACCACGTTGTTCTCCAGGCTCCGCAGCGCCTGCCGCGCGTAGTCGTTATCGCGGCACATCTGACGCGCACGGTTGCGCAGCGTCTTGAAACTCGACCGAATCTCAGAATCGGCGCTAGTGCTGCTCGTAACCCAGTCGCTAGTCAGACGGTTGAACCTTGCGCCGCCATATGCGCGGCGAGCTGGACGCCGCGGCCCACGGCCAAACAATTCGCGGATCGCGCTACGGACGCCCATCAGCTCAGAACCTCACATAGACAGAGAAGGGATTGCCCAAGCCGTTAGCCATGAGCTGCGCCCGTTGCTCGCGGTTGACCTCAGCCTTGAGCTTGGTCTCTAGCGCCAACAGGTCTGGCAAATCGTATTTCTTTAAGTTGCGATTGCCTATCGAATACTCCTTAACCGCGCCACCGCTGAGGATCGTCCTAATCGCAGCTTGTACTGCGTCCAGATCCTTCTGCGCCTGCGTGCGGCCATCCAGCGCCCCAGGCGTGTTGCTATAGACCAGCGACGCCAAAACCTTGAGCTGTCCGCTGCCCAGCGTGATCGTGCTGCCAGTTTTGGTGGCAACCGCTTGCCAATACCAGTCACCCGCATCAAATCCAGCTGAATCCGTCGAGCTAATCGTTGTCAGCCAGTCTTGCGTTCCATCAGCCGTTGCAGTCGCCGTGTGGCCCTCGCTAGCCGTATTTGTGCGCAGGTAATAGTTCAACGTGTAGTCGCTAGACCCCACAACGTTCCCGAGGTTGTCCTTTCCGGCCACGTCCTTCCACTGGATCGTGTCGCCTGCCCTGATTTCGCTCGGGATGTTCACGGCCTACCAGTTGTGCACAAAACTGCTGGCCGCGGCCTGCGGCTTCTTACTTGATCTTAGCTTTGGCGTCTCGGAATCTTCGAGCCTTCGCTCAAGCTGATCCCAAATTGTTCGGCGGTCATATTTCCGATAGAGCAACTGCAACGCGGCGTAGGAATAAACCAACGTGTCCAGCGCCTCGTTTCGCGCGTTTGGTTTCTTCACCCAGATCCGTTCCGGAAATCCATTTCGAAATTTGATCGCCTGTTTTTCTGCCGTCAGTTGCTTGAAATACTCCTCACCAGTAGTCGAGTGGAAATGCAAATAACCATCGCCTGGCTCCACATGCTTCAACCGGCCAAATAGCGTCGTCTTGATCGTGTCGCTGCCGACCGGGTACAGCACCGCGCCTTTTTTCAGCGTCCGCCCGTTTGCGTTGATATCAACCCGGCTTGGCTTGCCGATCGGTGGTTTGTTTCGCTGGCTCTGGCCCTTGATCGCAATCACGCCCTGGGCCTTGCGTTCGCGCGCGTACTGGTAGACCTCAGCCACCGCGTGGCCGCCAGAGTCAACCGCGATCACGTCAGCTTTCAAACTGCCGCCCAGCTCATGCGGCCACTCTTTCGTTACCAGCTTGTCCAGCTGCTTCCATACCTCCGGCCGCGTTGGATCACCAGCCACTTCCAAGTGCTGGATCAGCCATGCCTCCTCGTTACGGCCCCAACCCCACACACTGATCGCCAATCTCTCCCCAAGAGATCCGCCGCCGCCCTGCACGTCAACGCCCATCGTCACTGACAGCACGCCGGCAGGCAGCAAGCCCTCCTGATATTGCTCGCAACGCTCAAGCAGAGCCTCGGCGCCAATCTTGCTCGCGTAGTCATCCTCGAACGTCTCGCCTAGCGCCGTGTTGATCCAAACCCGCAGCGCCTCAGGGTTTGATTTCGCCTCCAGAAATTCCTCAACCAAATTCGCCCAGGTTGCATTTGGGCTGTAGCTATACGCCGCCCAGATGTGAAATCCAGCGTGCTTGCCATTCCCAGGCGCTGTTGGCCGCCATTCGCCACGCTCAACCATCCAACGCTTTTTCGCGTGCGGGATCAGCACGCCGCAACTCTCGCAGCCATAAGCCGCAGTGCTCGGATCGTTGTCAATCCATCGGATGTTCGGCCATTTCAAATACTGCATATGGCCGCAGTCCGGGCACGGCACGAAATAGCGCCGCTGATCTGACTCGCTAAACATCCGCTCAATACGGCTGAAATCCTTAACCGTCGGCGTGCTGCCCGCAATGATCTTGCGGTTCCAGTAATACTCAGTCCGCCTGATGCCCAGCTTGATCTGGTCGCCTTCAGTGCCAGCACTCGCTGGATAGCCGTCCACCTCGTCAAACAACACGATCCGTCGGCTAACGCGCCTGAATCCCCGCGGGCTGTTCGCGCCAACCAGGCTCAACGTGCCGCCCGGAAATCCCTTCTGCAAAATCGTGTTGCTGCCGTCCTTCGCCTTTGCTTCCGTCACTAATCCGGCAATGCATGGCGTATCGCGCAGCATCGGCGCGATCTCTTCCTTGGAATAGCCCTGGGCGTCTTCCACCGTCGGCTGCACCACCATGATCGGGCAGGGATCCTGATGGATATGAAACCCGATCGCGTGGTTGATCATCTTGGTGTAGCCAACACGCGCTGACTTCATCACCGTGATCTGCTCCACGCTTGGATCAGTCACCGCATCCATCATTCCTTTCTGATAGGGCAGCGTGTGCCACCGACCAGCCTCTGCTGAACTCTCCGCCGACAGAAAAGCGAACTTATCGGCCCACTCGCTAAGCGTCAGCTTCTCCGGCGGCTTGAAGGCCCTCAGAGCGTCCTGCACCAAGCCGTTGATGTCAGCCATCAGCCAGGTCCTCTAGCGCCTCTCTCACGATCTCCTCAAGCGCCACAAACGCATCCGCCGGGATCTCAGGGATTCGCTGTTTCGCCTTGCTCGGAATGCCCATCACCTTGGTCCGTGCAATAGCTACCACCTCGCCCCATTTCTTTGCCACCTCATCGGCGCGCACCAGCTCGCCCTCTTTCTCCGCGCGCTCAAGCTCCAACAGCTCCGCCTTCAGGTGCTCAGTCCGCGCTCGGCTTTCGTTGTAGTCCGGAACATCGCTACTGGGCCGAGATATTGGCGCGCTCTTGGTCCGCACGTTCACCGGCCGCATCCTTGCTCGCGTGTTCTGCTTCCAGTCATCGCGCAACGTATCGCCGTTGATCATCTCCCGCCCATCAGGCCCAGTGACTGGCACCAAACGCCCATCGCGCAGAGCATTTGAAATCGCCGAAGGGTGAACGCCTAAAGCTCTCGCAGCGTCGGCCTTAGTCAGCAGCATTCAGCCTTATTGCGACTTAATGTCAATTAAATGCCCCTAAATAGTAACGGGGAAGGGGCAAAGTGCGCCCGCACAGCCTCACAAACCTCCCACCCCGCACCTACCCGAACGCCGCGCGCGCGAACGACC